CGGAAACTCTCCGCAGGCTGAGAAGAAAAAAGCCGCTTACAAGGGAGAAAATAGCGAAAGCTCTGTTCAAAGCCAACAAAGCCTATTGGACAGCGCGTCTCGCGCTCCTTGACGACGACGCGGTAGTTGAAGCGGAGCGTGTTGCAAGGGCGCTTGCGGTGCCTTATGCTTATGCAGCCGAAGAACTCTCCGATCAGGTAAGACGTGTGTTCTCCGGATATCAGAGCGCATTCAACCTGACGCAAAAAGATGCAGAGGAGCTGCTCAAACACGTTGTATATGACCGCTCTGTTGCTGAAAATCTCCGCACAATGGCGGCAGCTGTAACCGACAGCGAGGAAAAGACCCGCATAATGGCGGAGCTCTCCGCTCCCGCTTACCGGTACAGAATGCAGCGAGCCGAGCAGATCGCGAAAAATGCGCAGGAAACGCTTGAAAGCATAGCGCGGAACGAGGTCAGGACTGACCGTGCATTCATGCAGACGGAGATCGAAAAGGCGTACAATATCAGCCTTGACGAACCTCATCTCCTTCCGCCTTCCGACGCTGTTATAATAGACCTGTCCGGTCAGTCTCCGCAGAATACCGGCTATATGCCGAGAGCCGAGGAGCCTGTTCGGGATTTTACGCCCACCACAGACCGCGGTATCATGGACAGCTTCACACTGGTAAATGATAAAGCCGTCAAGGAGATCATAGATCACGAGTGGAAAGACGGGAATTTCTCCGAGAGAATATGGAGCAACACCGACGAGCTTGCGCGGGAAGTCAAGCAGGTACTTCTTGAAGGCGAGCTGACCGGAGCTTCCGAAGCGAAAATGGCTGCGAAGATCGAGGAGCGTTTTCATGTCGGTATGTACAAGGCTCGGCGTGTAGTTCGGACGGAAAGCAATTACTGCATCAATCAGGCAGAGCTGAAAGGAATGAAGGACGCAGGTTTCGACGAGTATGAGTTTATCTCCCTCGGAGAGAACGTAGAGAACGTCTGTGACACCTGCGACGATCTCGACGGCGAGCGGTTCAAGATATCCGAAGCAGCTGTCGGCGTGAACTGTCCTCCGATGCACCCGTTCTGCCGGTGTAAGGTCACCACACCGCAGGAGACGCTTGAAGATATTCAGGCTGACATTGACCGTATGCTTGAGGGTACTTCTATCGAAGAACTGGAGAGAAAGCTCGATCAGATGATAGCGGAGAGGGAGGCGGTGGAAAATTCTTCCGAGGGTGTTGACAATTCCGAAAATAGTGGTATAATAGAATTATCAGATATACAAACTGGTGAGCATATTAAAACCGATTTGTATGATCAAGATGTTGTATTATATGATATCACCGATGAGAGAATAAACAGCGTTGATGATGTTCAGTTGTCAACATTAGATGAAAAAGCAAATCAAAAGCTGACAGACGAGTGCAAATCTCTGCTTGATTATGTAAGAAACGACAAAACCGGAACAGAAGCTGCGTTTGTGTTTGATAGAGAAATAGACAACAGAAAAGAGTTTAAAGCACCTGATGCAAATGGGCATGTTAATTTCACTTGCACGGCTGACAAAAGTGTGGTTATCCATAATCACCCTGATGGGCTGTTATTTAGTGAAGCTGACCTACAGAGGTTTGAGGCTGACGAAAAACTACAAATACTTGGCGCAATAGGTAATAACGGAAGCACTTATTTTGTTGAAAAAACAGATACTTACGATCATATAGGCTTTTATGATTTCTTAGGTAGGAGTCGTGGAAACTTTCCTATTGATTGGACTAATGAAGAACAGCTTAAGTATTCCGAGAGCATATTGAAGGAGTGCGGCAATTATGGTATTAACGTATACATCAGACAAAATTAAAGAGTTAATCCGGAATAGCGCAATTGCTGAGCCTTACCCCGAAGGATACTTATGTGCGTTAGACGAGAAACTCGACGGCGCGCGTGTTATAGCTACACATGCAAGAAAGATGTTGTCAGAATATTTTAAACAGCACCCTGAAGACTCAATTGAAAATTATAAATAATCGACCGCCCACCCCGTGAGCGGTTTTCTTATGCCCGAAAGGAGAAGAAAAAGAAATGTCAGATGTAAAAATCGTTTATATCAAATCAGTACCGCATATATACATAGACGGTCATGAAATACACGGAGTTTTCAGATTTGAGATCGGTCAAAGCCACGATCATGCGCAAACATTTCATCTCGATCTATACCCGAAGTATTCTGGAAGGGAGAACTACGGTGAATAATTTGCATTCGCCTGCAAAAAAAACTCAATAACTATAACGCGTGCTTCCGGGTATGCGTTATTTTTATACCCAAAACCCGAACGGCCGGAGGAATTCGACCGGGCAAAACAATTATGAACGTTCCGGACACGTTACGGAACGGGCAAGGAGGAAAATATGTTGATCACAGCTATCAATGCACTGGCAGTTATCGCGGCAATGTCGCGTCCTTTCGCCGCTCCGGACGGCGGAGGAGCAGGGGGACAGGATCCCGCAGGAGCCGGAGAACCTTCCGGAAACGCGAACACTTTCGCAGGAACCGACCCGAAGCAGACAGAACCGAGCTTCGACGATATGCTGAAAAACAAGGCGTATCAGAGCGAGTTCGACAAGCGCGTCAACAAGGCGCTCGAAACTGCGAAGGAGAAGTGGAACGCCGATGCGAAGGCACAGGCGGACGAGGCGGCAAAGCTGGCGAAGATGAAAGCCGACGAGAAGGAAGAATACCAGCGGAAACAGCGTGAGGACGCTCTCGCAAAGCGTGAAGCGGAGATCACCCGCAGGGAACTGCACGCAGAAGCGATCACACAGCTCACCGCAGACGGACTTCCCGCAAGCCTCGCAGATATCGTGGACTGCACCAGCGCAGACAATTGCAAGAAGTCTATGGAATCCGTCAAGAAGGCTTTCGGGGAAGCTGTCGAAAAGGCAGTCAATGATAAGCTGAAAGGTACAACGCCGAAAACAGGCGGAGGAAACAATTCCGAGGACCCGTTCCTTGCGGGGCTCGGTGTAAAGTAAACGGAGGTAATTATGGCTATCAATTTAGCGGCAAAGTATTCAAGCCAGATCGACGAGACTATCCGCAAGGGTACTCTCACCGGTGCAGGCGTAAACAATGACGTTGAGTTTGTAGGTGCAAAGACCGTCAAGATATATTCTATGGACACAGCACCTCTCAACGATTACAATGCAAGCGGCTCCAACAGATACGGCACACCCGTCGAGCTGGAGGACACCACACAGGAAATGACGATGACACAGGCAAAGTCTTTCTCGTTCACTATCGACAAGACAAACGCGGTGGATTCCCCCGAGGGTGTCCGTGACGCGGGTAAGGCTCTCCAGAGGCAGATCGACCAGAAGATCATTCCCGAGGTGGACAGATACCGTCTTGCAGTATTTGCGAACAATGCGGGCGTAAGGAAGTACACAGAGAACACCGCTGCAAACGCGTACACTACATTCACCAACGCAAACACGGAGATCACCGACAACGAGTTCCCGACAGAGGGCAGAGTAGCGTTCTGCAAGACCTCGTTCATTGAGCTGCTCAAGCTCTCGACGGAGTTCACCCGCAACACCGAGCTTGCGCAGGATCAGATCATCTTCCGCGGTCAGGTGGGTATGTGCGACGGCGTGGCTATAATCGCGGTACCGTCCGCGAGAATGCCTGCGGGCGTGACATTCATCATCACTCACCCGCTGTGCTCTCCCGCTCCGCTGAAGATTCAGGACTACAAGATCCACGCGGATCCTCCCGGTATTGCGGGGCATCTCGTTGAGGGTCTGATCTATCACGACTGCTTCGTGTTCGACAAAAAGAAGGTCGGCATCGCTGTCAACTACGGCGCTTTCGGCACACTTACAGCGGCGATGACCGCAGAGACAGAAGCAGGAAAGGGCAAGGTCACTGTTTCCGGAAACACTTCCGGCGCGACGCTTGTATATAAGACCGCGTCCTCGGTGACCGCTCCCACTCTCGGCACCGACCTTTCGAGCGGCTGGACTGCGCTCCCCGCTGACGGCGTGGTTTCCGCAACAAGCGGTCACAAGATCGTCGTAGCGGCTATGGACGCGGACAAGAAGGCAGTCGCAGCATCGGCGGCTATTACAGTAGTGGTAGGCTCGTAAGCTTCGGAGGTAATCTATGGCAGATCACAGACTTTATGAACGCTTTGCCGCAAGGTTCGGTGAGGATATCCCGGAAGGCAGGGAGGGATATATAAACTCCCTGCTCCGTGAAGCCGAGGACAAGGTGCTTGACATAACGGGAAGAATTGAAGTTCCCGCGCAGCTCGACAGCCTTGTTGTAAAACTCGCAGTCATTGCATACAACAAGACCGGCTCAGAGGGAGAAAGCTCCCGCTCGGAAGGCGGTATTTCCCGTGCGTTTGATGACCTGCCGGAAGATGACAAAGCGAGGCTTATAAACTACCCGCGGAAGGTGGGTGTTATCCATGCGGCTGATGAGACGTGACACAGCGGAATATCCGCTGAAACGCGCGGAAGCGGTAAGTGCCGGATATGTTGGTACGGAGAACGAATACAGACCCGCAGGAACG